CTTGTATACCTTGTTGAAATAGCTTGCATCGGTCAGTCCATCTTCACAAATTTCAAAACTGATATGAGTATCGTTGACTGAGCCTTTTGAACCGGAGCCACCATGCCAACCTCGATGATTCCACGGGAGGGTTTGGTATGTTGCGATACTGCCATCCGCCAGTTTGCCAATAAAGGCATGTACACAGACCTGCCGCCCATCCGGCTTATCCTGATTCCAATGGTTATTATACTGGTTCTTGCCCAACAGACCGTCATCTGGACCCACATAGCGTTTGAGGTTTGGGTTATTTGCCCCGGTAGAATGCACCATGATACCCTTAGGAGTGATAGTTCGGCCTGCTTTGTAGCAAGCATTGTTGGTCAAAATGAGTTTATGGAGGTTCATTTCGTTTCGCCGTCCTTTCCATGAAGCTGTGCCAGCACACCTTTTAACTTTTCAGGCACAGGTAGCCCAATAGCCGTGGCATTCTCAACAAGAGAAATACCCTCATTAGCAATGTAGAAGAAGATAATCGCTGTACGAAGCGGTGCTCCCGTGCCGCCGAGCAGGTAAGTGTCAATGAGATGACCAATACCGACCACAAGGAATAGCGCTACCTTCTTGGCGATACCCTGTGCTCCGATTCGGCTGGAAAGCTTCTTCTCCACAATTGCACGAAGCACACCAGTGATGTAGTCGACAACCACAAAGGCAATGAGTGCGTAAAGGAAACCGTCTAATCCGCCTAAATACCAGCCAAGGGTTCCTCCAATGGCTGTAAACACAACCTGAACCCAAGTCCAAATCTCTTTCATTTTCCTTTTACCTCCTGTTTTTTCGCATAAAAAACGCCTGCTAAAATAAGCAGGCGCGAATGCCGATATTAATGATTATTCTTTAACTCTGTTTCGGGAGTGCCTCCCAAAGCCGCAAGTCTTCCTGACCGAGTGACCATAAGGCAAACCCACGCAAACCCCATCGGTATGCAGCTTCATTTGCCCAGTATACGATCGAATCTACGTCTTGGTAGTAGACGATACCAAAACCATCCCCATCGCCGAGGAATATCCTCGAGCACCAGACATTGATATCACGTGGTGTGAATTTTGCAGTATAGTCAGCGTTGCAGGGAATGTATAGCATCGCTGAATGCACAAAGTCGTAATCCATCGAGATATCCTCACTTCTGGTAGAGGATTCCTCCACATCTGAGGTAATCGTAAATACCTCGAATTCATTGTCCCATGTAACGTTATTCCGGGCGATCCTGCCGTAAGTTTCGGTAGTACCGTTTGGCATCGTCACATCAAAAGCTTCATACGGCTCGTAAGTCCAGGCATCGCCTAAACGCAGAAGTTCACACTTGATTTCATTGTCCGACCGAATACCACAATAACCGCTTGTCGGTGATACCGTGGCTGTGAAGCGGAGGGTGTTGCTGTTTCCGGAATAAACCCTCACGCGGTTGCCGCGTTTCCTCATTTCGATGAGATACATATTGGGGTTTGTTCGGATATCGGAGACGGGTGTTTTAGAGTAAGCTGATCCATAACTGCCGAGCAAAACAGATCCTTGATAGAGTTCCACTTGCTGCGTGTCAATGTTGATACAACAGAAGATGTTGCCAATAAATACCCCAGCGCGCCCGCTTCCGTTATGAGGGAAAGCAAGCCGAGCTCGAAGATGAACATCAGAGAAACTGTCATATCTCCAGGCAAGCTGGCCACTACCTTCCAGCTGTGAGTAAACCCTGCCGGTTGCATATTCATCGCTTCGCCAGACTGCCCAATTGCCTGAAAGCGTAGTCCAGTAAGTGCTTTGCAGTGTGATGGGGTCCCGGAAGTCCTCATACCACACTAAAGCCGAGTCGGGTTTTCTTCGAAGAATCTCGGTGGTCAGCTTGAAGCCTTTGTCCGGAACAGCCATACTCCCGTTCACGTCCTTGAAACTGCGCGGTGAGAGTTCAAAGGTAGCTGAACCCGCTGAGGGCCGTTCTGAAAACGATGAGCAAAGACGAAAGCCATATAATTGTGCGCCAATCACACCTCCGTCAACGGTGATGGTGTGTTCTCCTGCCGACAAGCTGTGCTCTTTGGCAATAGCCACCCAGAAGGTGCTTCTCCAATATGGCCACCATAGGCGGCTTTCGTAAAATCCGACCGAGGAACCGTCAAGTGAAATGTTGATACCGTTCTTATCCCAATACGGAAAGCAGATACGGACGGCAACATCATAAACTCCCGATTGCGGAACGGTAAATTCGTAGGTGGCTATACCCGTTTCTGATGAGAGCGTAATCATGCCGTTACCAATAACCACACCCTCTGTATAACTAACCGGCACACCGTCCCGGTCAATATAGATTGTGCCAAACTCTGCCTTTTGTGTTTTTCCGTAGCAAGTTAAGTATCGTCGGCGGTTGTAGGTTTCCCCGATGATAGGGGCTTCTCGGTCGGTTGCATCGCCGCCCTCAGCATAATCGTATACCTGAGGGAGCATATACGGTACCTGATCGTAATCGTCCCAGTAGGCAAGCCACGGTATCATCGGCTGCGGAGGAGCATTACCCGTGAAGTTATACCCGCCTTCCGCCCATATTTTAGCGGCATAGTAGGTAAGCGACACGCCACGATATGTCTTGCCGAGGTCTGCAGGGTTTGCATATATCTGCCACTCCCAACCGTAACCCGGCAAACCCATATAGATCTTTTGCGGTTTCATTACTCTTGCGGCATAATCATACACACCGACAAGCCAGTCCCGCGGAGAGACAGGACCCGGTGCACTGCCAGCCCAAGCCATACCGTAGGACATAATCGCTGCCGTGTCGCAGTACGCATCGAGATCGGCATAGACACACCAGTTCTCACCGCCGACAGAGCCTTGGACGCCAGTCATACCGGGTAAACAGATATTGACCAGTTTTGTGGGATTGTACGCTTTGACGGTTTGGTATATATCGCGAAAGAGGATATTTGCTGCGTCCTTGTTCTCATACCCACCGCCGCGCTCCAAGTCGATATCCACACCAGCGCACCACGGGTATTTCTGCATGATCCGCACTAACTCAGATAGAAACTTAGTCTTTGCACCATTTTCGTTATTCCGCAGAGCAGTGAATATAGAAGCTGTTCCGTGATTCATCACGGTAAGAAACCAACGCACTTTGGGCCATTTGTTGATGTATGGCATCATGCTGGATATCGGTGTACCTGTTTCGGTTATCGTTCCTGATATGTCCACCTCAAAGGTGAAAATGCCGACGGCTTCAAAACGGTCTCCGTAATTATTCAAGGCTTGGTGCATTCGGGTGTTGCCCATGAACGACCATACCATGCATTTCTTTCCCTTAAGATAATCCCTGCTCATAAGCGCGGATCTCCTTCCATCATTTCTACATATTCAAGGTAGACCCTCGCCGATTTTCCACTTTCCAGCTTAATCTGATGCTTACTGTCATAAGCTGCGGTATATTGATAAAATCCATCCTTGGATGTGGGACTGCCATTTCGCAGACATTCCCTTGCCACAGCTTTTAAGGCAAATTCATCACCCGCATTCACCGCCGATGTAAATTTGCACTTATGTGAACCCATGCCCTGTGAAATTTCAATGCTTCCCGCCGACATTGGCTGTTTCGGATAGATATATAAATCAAGACCCGCTGAGGTTTCTCCGGTGTTAAAAAGGACAAGAGTCGCACTGCCACGCACCACGGCATTTTGGTAGCGAGGAGTATTTCCGCTATTTCGGAGCATAACGTTGTTGTGGGGCGTATAGCCTGTCAGTTTGTCGCCTTCTTGAAGTTGAAGGTCGGTATAGTAAATCTCGCCAGTACAGTCGGCAATGAGAGGACGGAGGGTGACGTTCACGATTCGTTTTTCCTCTTTGAGCTTAATTACCTCTGCAAATCGGATGAAGTTGTTAATGACCATAAGTACCACCTACCCATCGAGAGTCCATTGAATTTCACAGACATGGCCGACCCAGCCCGTTGCAACGACACCTGCTTGAAGCATTAGATCGGTGAAAAATACTTCTCCCGTGCAATTCTGTATAACGAGTCGAATGGTGATGGAGCGCAGCCTGCCATAACCTCTGGGTGATGCATCCCGCGCCACTTGTTGAAAAGATACCATGCAAATTCACCGTCCTCTCAATACAAATCAATAAATCGTGTTTCGGTTGTCCCGTCCTCGTATTCAAATACCACCTCGATACCGACCTGTCCGTTCGTTCTCTTGCTTAGGTTATTCGATCCTATTTGCGCCGATATGGTGTAGTTGCGTCTTGATGCCGGATAAACTGTTTGTGCCATACTTTTGGTCATATTCGCCACGCCAACTGCCTTAAAGGAAGCTGTACCGGACACACCGTTTTCAGTATCCACTTCAAAACCGCTATTTTGCCAATAGGCGAAGCCGTCGTCGGCTCGGGAATTTCGCAAATGATTAAAGGGAACCATATCTTTAATTTCCTGCCCAATGAGGTTGCTTTGGTCGAACTGGTCAGCAATCGTCGAGGAGGAAGAGTCGCCCAGTTCTCTAAGTTTGGTGGAGAGTTCCAGTACGGTTTTCCATGGCTCTTGAAGGTTGTACTGGCGGCGTACAATTCGTGTTTTAATGGTCAGATTCAAATCCCTGTCATCAACGGTTACAATGTCACCTAAATCCCATCGCTCATGCTCATAGCCCGTCAGCACGGACAAATCCATCGCCGATAGGACATAGGATACGCGGGGCTTTGCATATTCGGCAAGCCGCATATTGGTAAATTCAAGCATCTGATAGGGGTTTGTAAAATTAGAACAGTCAAGGGTAGCTACCCGAACCTCGCTTGAATAGCTGAAGTCCTCCACGTAGTCCTTGCCACCATTGATTGCAGCGAACGTCATGCCGTCCTTACCGATAGCATAGAGCCTCGTGACAAGGGATCGGGTATCGACTACACGCTTAATCCCGGTCAGGTTTTTACGGTAGGCAAAGAGCGCTCCACTGTCTGTTCCGCTGAATGTCAGTAAATCCACACGTCTGTCCCGACTGTGGAATACCAAATCGCCGCCATGGATGTTCTGTACCATTCGAAGTATGGAGAGTGCGTTTTTTTCTTGGCAGGTCCATGTTCTCAGGGTGGTTACATTTACTGTACCGACTTCCCAGCCTGTACCTTCAAGTGCAAATGCCATCGGGACAGCGGGCAGGTCAGCGTTAAATTCAACTGGTTGTTTCTCTGCAGAAAAAGTCAGGTCATAGAATGCCGCTTCCGCATAGACCGTTGTGAGTATACTATTGCCATCCGAGCCTTTTTCATCAGTCATTGTCCGAATACGATAAACATCCTCAGCAATTTGTACCTGCTTCTCGTTGTCGAGCATTATGCGCTTCGGGTCACTGTAAGGCAACTTGAATTCCAGGGTGTCCGCTCCGTTGATCTCGCCCGTAACAATGATGTCATAAGCATTCTCCAAAACCGTTTCCCACGCTCCGTTCTCATCCAAAATAACAGGGCGGGCAAACCCCAGTTTCTCATACGGAGATTTGGGGATATCATGAAGCGTTATATCGAGTAGCTTTGGTGTAACCGTTGTATCGCTGGTGGTGAGCGTTACCCTGTAGCAGATATATGAACGATTCGGTGAGGTCAGTTCGCCGTTTGTGCCAACTGCCTGCCATGCCGACCAGTTCTGCATATCATCTGAGGTTGATGTTTCTATCAGTGAAATGGACGTGACACCCGCGGTGTATTCACTTGTTGCAGATACTCGACCGCTCCCGGCAAGGCTGCATTCGGTGGCAATAGTCGTCAGTTGGCCGCTTTCGGGGTAGAGATTACCAATTCCCTTACGTAGGGTGACAGCTCCCGGCTCAGTTAACGCATCCACGTCACCCGAAGTGTCTCCTCCATTTGCAAGCATTGCTTGACGGAAGTAGTGAATCAAGTCATCAATAGTTAAATTGCTGTCTGTTTCAAAGAACCACTCATCCAAGCCGCCTGCGTAGTAATACTG